ATATTTTTAGGAATTTTACTGGAGAACATCCTCTCTACTTCTTGGATTTAAAAATTGACCTCTATCTTATATTCAGTGAAGGTAATGAGTCAAGATTGGACAGTTGTTAGTTTTAAGAGACATTCTTCAAAGAAGAAACAGACGGCAGTCTTATATGCAAAATCATATGTACCAAAACAAGAACCTGAAGTTCAGAATAAACCTACTCTACGTGTTCAGGCAGATTCCTTACAGGACTTGATTCGTAGACGCATGGAATTATCATTAAATCAGGATAATGCAGATAAATTATGTTCTTTTCCACCAGATACGTTTAAGGATATTGAATGCAATCGTGACGTGCCCAGTGAAAAACAAATAGAGCGCATTAAGTTATGTCTAGGTGTTCAACTTAAAATAGAAATGTGCTAATAGAATAGTATGGTGCGGAATATACATAATTATTTTCAAACAACGTCGCATTTATGCATTTATCATATGAAAACGGAATATATTCCCTATATTTTTTTCCCAAAAGTACTAACTGTATCCATTATCAATTGCAGTAAAACGAGCATTCCTCAATTATTACGACCACAAATCTTTCCCAATCTATCACAAATTCATTATTTATCATTGCATCCTGGCACATATACCATTCATAAACATTTTGAGAATGTAAAGTGGGTATTTCCAAATAATAAACATGAATTCTATCATTGTATGACAATTGCAGGTATGGGAAGGATTGACAAAAATTTAATTGCAACATATGTTGCGGGACATATTAAAGATGACATTCAATTGCGCATTCCTGGATACAATACTGTTCCTGGTTCATGGTACAAAGAACAATTATATACGTATTTTCTTAAGAAAAATAAGGATCCCTATGCTTTGTATTCTTCTGTAGTTACTACACCTGAAAATAAATTAGAATCTTCTCATGATTTTTATCCATTTCAGAACTATTATAAAAAATCACTACAAAAAAAATATTTTAATGATATGTTAGAAGAACATAAAGATTCTGACTAAAAAATAAGTATGCATCATCCAATTCGGTGTCTTCCGTCTCTCATTTATCAGGTTTCTTTACCTCATATAAGAGATTCGCTCGCTATTTTAAAACGATATGAGGGTGTTGACTGGAAAAATATTGAGGTGTATCAGCCTATGACACTTTTTAAAACAAATGATATGGAATTGAATTTATTAAATTGGAATAAAGGGAAACATATGATTTATTATAATAATCAGTCTATGCGTTATATTAAAGTTCTAGGTGGTTCATTTAATATATCAGAAACGAGTGGTAGAAGAGTAAGAGATTATTATGCAAAATCTCCAATACTACTACCGAATGTAATGGCTACACCTGTTACGGTATATCATAAACAACTCATTGCAGACCAAACACATGTATTTTTCCCATTTTCTAGAGTAAGTATGATTGCAAAAGAACCGTCTGTTACACTTCAGATTATTACTTATTAGTAACTTAAATATTCTTTTATTTGTTAGGATAGTCATGCTCTCCCCTATTCGCAGCCTTTCCTCTTTGATCCAACAATTGACTCATCCGCTTATTGTGGATCCATTTTTGTTGGTTGCAAATTATCAGGGTACAGACTGGAAGAAAATTAAGACAAACTATCCTGTGACACTTTTTCAACAAAGCGGTATGGAATTGGTCTTAACAAATTGGAAACAGGCTCAATGTAATACATATTATGGAAATTATCATACCATTCAACTGCGTGTTCTAAAAGGCTCATTTGATATTACAGAGGCATGTCAGGAAAATAAAAAAGATTTTAAATTACCACGATCCGTTCTCTATATTCCACATGTAAAAAAAGAATTATGTATTTATAAGAAAACGTATACGCATACCTTTTCACCAATTTCTAAAGTACTTTTAACAGCAAAAAAGCCAGCAACTATGCTGCAATTAAATTATTATAACCAGTTTTATGATTAACTTATTAGCCAGTCTGATTTATCTTTTCATGCGGTGACAGTGAAATATATATACCTTGCTTTGAATAATAAGAATTCTCTACATGATTTGTTGTCAGATCTATAATTTCTACATTATATAAATCCATACTCTCGTGTTTTCCACGATAAATTATATAGTAATTTGCGAATGTTTTAAATGTATCGCCAATTTGTAGTGAATCTACAAATTGATCATACAATGGATGTTGAATAGATTGTGCTGGAATCAATGGAGGCATATCTGAATAGTCCTCCTCATCTGATTGCTCATTCTCTACAGGAATCAATGGAGGCATATCTGAATAGTCCTCTTCATCTGATTCTTCTGCATGTTTCACATCCACTTCATTGGGTATATTAAATTTGGACATCTCTATACTTTTAGTAAAAATAAAGATAAATCAATTTTATGATTTACGATTTTAGAATTAGCCACCCTGACGCCATTCCTTTCCACAGTTCAAGCACGTAATAAAGATGGTCATCGGTTCATCTGCCGACCGTGTCTGCAATTCATAATACGTACATTCCTTCTTGTGACACCGCCGACACTTGAATTGATCCGTTGCACGACTCTTGTTCCCTTCCAAAATCTTCTGTTCTCGCTGCAACAATTTGTCCTTCAATGCAAACCATTTCTCAGGATACATCTCATAGGAATTCATAAAGGGAATACTAGATAACGTAAATTCACCCTCTAGCACACGAGATAGCAATCGTGGATTATTAACTGGACTTTCTGGATGAATGTTGCTGAGCACCGAGCGCACGATCTGACGATATACTTCACAAAAGGGGGCCGCTTTCCAGTTTCGTGCAATGTATTGTTTTTGCGCATACTGAAAGGCCGCCTCATAAATTCCCTTTTCCAATGACCGAATGTCCTCGCCGCTAAAGTGTTGCTCTAGAAATGCTAGGTTTTTGATGCACATCATGCGCAGTGGTGTAGCCTCAGGCTCTGAGTTAATAGAGATTTCTTCTTTTAGCGCAGCGGTGTCCACTTTTGCATAGACAGGGGCACGTTTTTTCTTTACTACCACAGGAGCTTCCTCTTCTGCCTCTTTCTCTGCAATGGATTCCACATCCGAATCACTATCATCAAAGGCATCCTTGACCGACTTCTCATCTTCAGACGGAATTTCCTCTTCTTCCTCTTCTTCCTCTTCTTCCTCATCTTCATCCTCATCTTCCCCATTACTGTTATAAAAGGTATTCCATTGATCTACTGTGTAGGGAATAGGACTCTCCCATGAAGTAGATAAGGATACAATCACCAATGCATCTCCAAAGAGAACTAATTCCGAGTGGGGATCAGGCAGCTCTGTTTTGTTTTCCGTTCCTTTTTTACCCTTCGTATAGCCAAACAGAAAGAGGACTTTACTATCATATTCATACGTGCAAACATTTTGTGGTTCTTCCTTCTTTTTAAAATACTTTTGAATGGCCTCCATTGTTAAATCACCATCGGCAGTTAATTGAAGATTTGCTTTGCGACATTCTCCTTTGGTAGATAATAACACAGTAGATAATACGGGCATTCTAGCTTAAATGTCCGAATCGGTATACTAATTAGTGTTACAATTATGTCGTCAATTTTTGTATGGAAAGCAACCGATGCAGTGATTCCAACTCCATCATCTGTACTTACCTACTATTCTGGTTCTAATTGGTTTCTAGAGGAAAAAGGTACCTCTACGCAAAGCATCTTATTTTTGGATACAGCTACCATTCGTGATGATGTTCTTGTTTATCATACGCAAAAGATGCCGCAAAACTGGGTTGGCTCAGAATTATTGGAAATCATGGAAGTACCATATCAAAAGATCAAAGAGGATAACTACGCTGTACTAGAGCAACTTGGTGGCTGGATGCGATGTACCATGAAGGAGGAAAGACTATTTGAAGATTTAGAACAGGAATTTGCACGGATTCAATCATGGTCCACTCTAAAGGAAGTAGCAGACAAGATAACATCAAATACCAATGCATGTCTTATTAATTTTAACATTTCTAATACGAATACACATACTAAATTTACAAATCATAAAGGATATGTTCATCGCTCTCAACGCCCCATGGTGAAAGTATGATGATGAACAAATACGCATACGATTTTCACGAGACCAAAAAGAAGCATGAATTCCTACGTGACCATATTTGGTATTCTCCTGGTCGGATTTGTTGTATACTTTTTCATACGAGATCAGATCTTTCACATTGGTTCTACCCAACAACTCCTATCAAATGAATCGTTTACTGCTCCTGACTATGGTACCCCTGCTCCTGCATCTATTGAAATCCGTCAAGCTCCCATTTATCCTGAACGAACTGTCGCACCTTCCGGTCCTCAAGCACCCGCACAAGAAGCGCCACAAGGAGAGGTTGTCATGCACCGAGATCCCAAACCGACGGATCCCTATTATGAACAACATGACAGTTCTGATATTCCCGAGAATTTGCGCTACCCTGAACGATCCTTCCGTGCACCACCACTGAATGATCAGACTGGCTTGGCTGTACAAGCAGGTATTGCTAGTAAGAAAGTGCAGATGTCATCAGACAATCCACAGCAGTTTCAAGAGGAAATGATTCAAGGCGGCGGTGAATTCATGCCTGGCATTTTTGCGAATGACACGTACAATGATAATAGCTATAGCACTTTTTAAAAAGCATGCGCCGACGCCCACTAAGTGCCCAAAAACCTGGTTAGGTTTAGAAATATTTTATAAATAAATCTTGTTAGATTTATAAATAATTTATTTGTAAATTATTTATAAAATTATTTTGATTCTAAATTCTATTTTCGGTCTATCTCCACATTGTGTTGTTTGATCGCATCACTCAAATTAAATTTTACAGAAATCTTTTGACAACGATTTTGTTCATTTGATATCATACTATTTGTGCGAAAAGTCTGCTGAACAACATCATAAAACCCAGAATATAATAGAAATTTTACAATATTTGTTGTATGACTATCTCCAAAATACCCCAATACTAATGAGGCTCGTTTTCCCTTATCAGGTTGTTTAAACATTCGTGTAAGAAAATACACATCCAATAAAATTTGTGTTAGGATGAGCATTAGATCTGCAATTGGAGTAATATCCTTTTTCTCAAATGAAAAATTTATTACTGAATCAACCAGTGTCGGCAACTGCAATGGATTAAATTTAAATTCAGTAACAACATTATAAAATAAATATCGATATACATCCTTCCAAAAGTCAATAGATTTAAAGCGTGAATAGGTTTGCTTTTGAATTTGTTTATAAATTAAACTATTTGTAGAGTTCATCATAGAAAATAATTTTTCTGCAAATGGTTTGCATCCTTTAGCTAACATTTGAAATACATCAAAGAAATTATCTAATGAACCCCACGCAGTTACAGAAAAGAATGAAATTAATACATTTTTCAATTCCACCCTAACCTTTTCTATAGAAAAATCTGGTTCATTTGATGTCCGCTCTAATGCTAAAAATATATCATGAAGTGTTAATAATGATTCTAATGGGAATACCTTTAGAGTTTTACTACGAATTTGTTGAAAATGATGTTTTGTATCATTAAGGGTACTCTTTGTATTATTTGCCAAGGATTGTATAAAAGACTGGGAATATTGAAAATCCCATGCACGAACATCGGTTGCTTGCCACCTTATTTTTGTTGTAGGGCAACGAGCCTGATAATGGGGTGTATTTCTCAACCATTTTTGATAACAAAATACCATATCACCCGCTACCAGTTTTTCTAAGGGACTTTTAAATCCACTATTACTTATTCCTGCAAGTGATGTTTCCGTATAAAAATCAACAGGATGATTTTCTTCCGCCAAGGTATCCAGCAATTTTAAAAAGGATGGATCATAGATAGAATAACAATTTGGAGGAGTACAAGGAGTACATTCATTACTAAATGACATATGAGCATCTCCAAATAAAATTATTAGTGGAAATTGTGAGGCAAGACCACGCTCGTATACTTTAGGAGAAGGGCGCAGAATAGTCATGCTAACTGGCCCTGAAATGGATTGAATGACCGTAGAGCCAATAATAAGTCCTGCTGTATTATAATTAATCTTACGATAGGTGCGCCCTTTTTTACGAGGTGTGTTATTGATATTATTACGATTATTTTTTCTATTTGTGTTACGATTAGTATTCCGATTATTATTCCGATTAGTATTCCGTTTAGATGATAAAATACTAGCTGTATGAATGGAAGACATACCTAATTTATCTTATATTTTAAATTAAAAATAATTATAGCTTAAAGCATATTACTGATTGGTAATTATAATGCTATCGGATTATTGTGATAATTATTTGACAGATAAGAATACAACTCATTCCTACATTGAGTTGTATCAGAATCTTCTTTCCTCCAAGAAAGATACTGCTACGCATATTCTAGAAGTCGGTATCGGCCCATATCAACCCAATGGCGGAAGCATTAAGATGTGGGCAAATTATTTTACCAATGCAAATGTGTATGCACTTGATATTGTCCACATTTCTCAAGTAAATCCTGAGCTATTTAATCATCCTCGCATTCATTTGCACACTTCAAGTGATGCATACAATCATGACTTCTTTCGCAGTACATTTCTAAGTAAGCAAATGAAGTTTGATATGCTACTAGATGATGGCCCACATTCACTTGATTCTATGGTTTCCTTTATTACTCTCTACCATCAGGTGATGAAAGACGACGGAATTTTGATGGTGGAAGATGTTCAAGATATTACATGGATTGATAAACTGCGTGAAGTCACTCCTGATCATTTGAAGCCCTTCATTGAAGTATACGATCGCCGTGACGTAAAAGGTCGTTACGATGATATTGTCTTTGTGATCAATAAAAGTCGTAAATAATAGACTTAAAGCCTGATAGCGCTATACAATTAGCCTGAAACCCATGATGAGCGCATCCATTCACAGTACTACCCCTCAATTTGAAAAACAAAAGGTGGCACGATTCCATCGCCTAGATACTGCACATATCTCGGCTATTGAATCTTTATACAAGTCTTATCCCTTTCTCAATGAACGTGTGGAAATCCACATGCCCTTTAGTCGTGCCAAAAATACATTCAGCTCTGGCACCGTGTGGCTTTGGCCCAAGTTTGACAAACGCCCCGTGGGCTTCTTGATTTTTATGGATGGATTTGCTCCTTGCATCTGGTATCCTGAACGTCAAGAAGGCATGACCTTTCGCTGGCTCCTCCCTCCCTCCTTTTGTCAACGAGGTCCCACCATTTGCCTTGCTAATATTCTAGCGGGTGAATCCGTGTTACAAGTGGAAGACATCATTGTGTACGAGGGCAATGACTTGTGGTCTCATAAGCTCTTCTCTGAAAGATGGACTACGCTGGGACACTTCTGGCGATCTCTTCCTCCCGATCAGCCCCTGTTAGCGTTTAAGCCTCAAATTGTAAAACCGATTGCACTGGACCAATGGTATTTGCACTACGATCCGGCTGTGTACTGGATTATTCAACCCGATCATAGCCGACAACCCCGCTGGTATTGGAAAGATACGGTAACCGAACGACCTGTGGTCAACTACATTGCACCTGTTCTAAAGCGAAGTGCAGAAATGGTGACGGTTCTGTGTGCGTATTGCATGCCCTATACCAAATTGGCGCTACCCGATACGTATTCCTTGTTTTCGCAAGAAGGGGATAATCTGGGCATGGCATCTATTGCTACACTTGGACTCTCGGTAGAACTACGAAAACGATTTGCGGAAAAAGTGGAAGGCCTGCCTGTGGAAGTCAAATGGAACGAGACCTTTCGCAAGTATCAAATCGTGCGTGTTATGCCTGATTTGTCACCGATTACGACTGCATCATTCTTTTATCACTGCACTTAAGCACTTTTTAGGAAAAAGTGCCCAAAAATCCTAATGTATTAAAAATAAATCCGCCGTAAAATGCTCAAGCATATGATTTTAAAATAGCAGCCGATACTAGAATGGCTCGCCATAGACATACAAAGAAACATCATAAAGGGCGCCGTCACCACAAGTCACGGCGGCATCATCATAAAATACGTGGTGGCGGCTGGTCCGAAGATCTTACACGATCCGTCGGAGTCGGCTATAACGTGCATCAACAATATGAAGGGCCAGGTAAAGATTGCCCAGGTGTTCCTGTGCGTCCTGGTACACTCCCCTATGTCCTGCATGGAGGCCTACCCGGTCTGTCAGGCGGCAAGCGAAGCAAGCGACGCAGTCGCAGTCGTCGCACTAAAAAGTGCGGATGGATGGGCGGGGCACCATTAGGCATTGCTATGTATCAAGATCAAAGTACTGTGGATGGTTCCCTTACGGACAAACCTGCCTCTTTTCCCAATCCTACTGGCTCAGGTGGATCGGTAGGTGCGCCTGGTGTTCCTGTGCATGGCGGCGCTAAATACAGTAAGCGTAAGAGCCGTAAAAGCAAAGGAGGCCGCTACGGGTTCTTTCCAGGCATGGGACCATTGAATCCAGACAACGGTGTCGGCATCAGTCCCGCCCCCTTTGCCCAACTCGGATGCGATCGAGGCAATCCCAATCCATTGAACCCCAATCCTGGTAATATTCAAATGATGTCTACTTCACCCTTCTACAAAGCCACTGGCGGCGGTGATCTCTCAGGTGCATCCGTGTCTGGAATGGGATCGGGCTACTCTGCTGCTAACTTTCCTCCTGTTAACGTTGGTGCTGCGGACATGATGAAGTACAATGCACCTACTGCGGGATATGGTCATGCCTTTCAACAGTTTCCTCCTGGATCGGCGGTGGGTGGATTGATGTTAAATACACCTTATGACGCACGGGCATTTAACCAGGCTTGCATTAAGACAGGTGGCTCCAGACGTAATAAGCGAGTCATGCGTCGTGGCGGTGGTAATCCTGTCGCAGAAATGGCGGGATCTTTCTCTCGTTTAACAGAGGCGGGTATTACTGGCCGCAGCGACTTTGATGGCTCAAATAAAATGTTGCCGATGAAGTTTGGCGGATCTCGTAAGCGCCGACATCACAAACGACATGGTCGAAAGTAAATTACAACCAATTATGAAAAAGTGAGGGGT